CGGCTAGGTCTTTGCGCGCCGCCTTTAGCGCCGCCTTGAGCGGCTTATTATCGCCGGCGATGACTGCTACAAGATCAGGCACGGGGCCCCCTCGAGCGTTGCCGCTCCGCTTCCCTCTGCTTTAGCGCTTCGTTGTGGCCCTTCGCGATCATCAGCCACGTATTCCAGGTGCGGACGTTGTCGGAATCGGACGGGCGCCGGATCGTCGGCGTTTGGTTCGATTTGAAGACGTAGCAATCCTTAGGCTTGAGCCCCTTTAGGCCCGCCGCCCTGCCTAGGATGTAGGTCTGGGTCCCTATCAGCCGGTCTAGGGCCTCGATAGGCTCTAGACTCGCTTCGATCATCGCCGCCAGTGTAAGCGGCGTTTCATCCCAAAATTCGGACGTCGTCGCAAAGCCGCCGGATAATCCGGCGGCGCGGCCCCGGGCCCAAAGCTTTAGGAAGTCGACGGGATCAGGTCGGCGGGGTTGATCCCGCGAGCGTGTAGCCACGCCGACAGCGTAGGGTTTCCCTTGGCATGCTCCGCGATCAGTTGGCCGGCAATCGGCATGAAAGCGGTTAGCTCTTCGGGTCCTACCGCGCATTCCATATCCTCGAGGGACAGCGCCGGGTTTCCCGCGTGCGATTGCAGTAGCGCCCACATTAGGGCCGTCAAGTGCTCCGACGAAACAGGGAGAGTGTCCTTGTCGTCGCCGTCGGAGAATTGCGAAGCGTCCCATAGGAGTTGCACGAAATCCTTTCCGGTCGCCTCCCGAAAGAGCCGCAAGACGCGGAGGTTATAGGCGATTGTGTATTCGTGCTCGCCTAGGACGAAGGTTTTAGCGTGGGCCATCGGTGGGGGTATCCTCGAGCAAAGCTAGCGGGCCGCGCGGCCTAGAATCCGTCGAAGGTGAACGCGCCGGAAACCTGTAGCGCAACGTTCATCATCATTGCGCCTTCGACGGGCGCGGCGACTTCGGCTTGGTTCACGATCGCCGAAAAGCCGATTTTCATTGCGCCGTTATCCGGATACGTGATACGGAAATTTCGCAACGATCCGGCGATGCCATCGCCGACTAGCCCGGTGGTTGCGTTGGCGCCGTGCTGTGCGTCCGCGGAATCCAGGAAGACGGGGAAGCCGACTTGGGTAGACTTGCCCAAGGTCGCAATGTAGGTACGCCGGCGGGCGGCTGCATCGTGGGCGGTCGTTTCGACCGTATCCGAGCCGAAATCAGGGCCCGACACGTCGCCGACGCTGCCGATTGGGTTGTAGGTTCCGGGGCTCGCCGGGTCTTCGCGCGAGATGATAACGCCGAGTGAGCTTGTGGGAGTTGCCATAGGTCCTTTTGTCCTTCGGATTTCGCCCGCGTCGCCGGCGCGGCTTCCTCGTTCGAAGGCTATCATGTAGGGGGAAACGCGCGCGAATGGAAACCGCTACAGACCGCGCCCGCGAAATCCTCCGGACCGATGGCGGCTCGTGTGAGTTGATCGAATACCAGGAAGCGCTAAGGGCTACGGTTCGGGCCGGCTTCCCCGGACCCATCGGCCGGCGGCTCTCGGATTGGCTCGCCGGCGCGGGTCCAAGCTTCCGGGATGCAATGGGCCCGACCCAACCGGTAGCCGAGCGCCGGCTAATTCGGGAACGCCTCGAGGTCTTGCTACGCCAAGCCTTTAGCGAACGCGCGACACGTACATTTCGCACGTCAGCATAAGCGAATTCGTTTCCGTTTCGTTGTCCCATTCGGCCCGGTCGACCGTGTCGACCCGCGCGCCGGAAATCAGGATTTCGACGCCGCCGATAGTGTGGCGCCCGTTGATCCCTACTAGCGCCTTGATCGTTAGCCCCGCTACCTGCTTGATCTGCGTCGTAGTGCGCTTCGCCGTCCGTACTGTGAGGTTCACTGTCGCGACTTGGACGCGGTCGACTTCGAAGGCGTCGGCGTCGGCGGCTTGGTCCATATCCTGTGTCGACTCTACGTTTAGGAAGACGTCGAAGACGATATGGGGAAACGCCGACTTGTCGGGTAGCTGTTGCTCCGCGATGCGCCCGGCGACTTCCGCGGCTAGGTCCTGGTCGGCAATCAGTTGCCCGTGAATGGCTCGAGCTATGGCGTTCAATTGATCCCCCGCCCGCTCTAGAAAAACCGCGCTTGCTTGAGCATTTCCGTTAGCCCGATGATTGCGGCGCGTCGTACTTCGGGCTCGACTTCGACGAAGCCGCGGATCAAGAATTGATCTTGGTCGCGCCCGCGGTTCTCCGAAATAATGTAGTTCACGTAGGGGTACCCGGTGGGGTACGCCTTCGAAACGCTCAGGGCCTTTTCGCGAGCGACGGTAACAATCAGGATCGGTTGATTGCGGATCGCCTTGATGCGGACCGAACGCCGTAGCTTGCCGGAATCGCCTTTCGGCGCTTCCTGCCGTACGGATTCCATCGCGATGCGCGAAGCCGGGCGAAGCGCCCGCTTGATCTCGGTATTGCCTAGCCGCTCGGCTTTCTGAAAGAGGGCGTTTAGCTCGGCGACGCCGGTCAGCCGGACCGTAAAGGTACCCTGTAGCCCGCCGCGCGCGGACCCAGGCGCGTTAGTAATGACAAGCGGCATGCCCTTAGGTGTAGCAGGCGGGGCGAAGCCGTCCTAGCTCGCCGGGTGCTCTCGCCGGAGGTCACAGTACAGGACCATGAACTTTCGGCGGTCGTCTGAGTCAATCGCGATAACGTCGTAGGTTTGCCCCTCATAGAGCAAGCGCCAACGTAGCTCGAGGTTAAGCCCCTGCCTGTAGTGGATTTCGAAGCGCGCCGCGGACATTCCAATTTCGCGCCCGTCTTGGATTTCGCGTTGCCGGCGGTCGGGAAACTTCCTTGCATAAATGCGGATGCGTTCGGCCGGGTTGTCGTAGTCGAAGCTCGAGCCGCCGGCGTCGCCTTCCTCGAGGGTCGGGCGTAGTAGCTCGAGTCGGGCGCGGAGTTGACCTAGCCGAGCCATTGCGAGCTAACCGCCAAAGATCAGCTTTCGGACAGATTCGAAGACGGTTCCGGAGGTGTCGCCGATGGGCGTAAGGTGGCGAGCGGAGCGCGTACCCTTGGCTCGATCCCGCCGGCGTTGGCGCTTCGCTTGGCGCGCGCGCATGATTTCGGGGGGTAGATTGTTTGCCTTCCTCATGGCCCCGATGGTATCAGGTAGGGGAAGTAGCGAAGGGCCGGCCCGAAATCCAGCCCCCCGCCCGTTAATGCTTTGGAGGAAGCAAAACGGGGAACGAAGGCGCCGTAGCTTGACCGCCGCGGCCAAAACGTAGCGCTTCGTTCCCTGCCTTCGAAACGTACCATGCGGTTACTAGTTCTCGCAATCCTGGTAGCTTTGAACCCAGCGCCGCCGCGCGGCGCGGAGGTCTACAAGCCGATGATTCGCGAACAACTATTCGACCTAGACTATGCGGAGCTCCGCGACGTGGAAGGGGGGCTAGCCAACGATCCCGCCGACCCGGGCGGCGAAACGGCGTACGGTATCTCGAGGGTCTATCACGGCGACGACTTCGGGCACTGGCCCCCCACGCCGGCGGAAGCTCGGCTATGGTTCCGGGATCGGTGGGAGCAATGGCGGGTTGTCGAAATCACAGACGAAGCGCTACGCCGTCAATACTGGCTTTTCGCCACGAACGCCGGCGACGGCGACGCGGTACTAGCGCTTCAATGCGCGATGCGCGGTAAGGGCTACAGGATCGAGCTTGACGGCAACTTGGGGCCCAAGACGCGCCGGGCGCTTTTCTACTCCGATCAGGGGGCGCTGCTCGAGGGATTCCGCGCCGCCGTCTACTCGCACTACGCCAAACAAAAGCAATTCCCGCTCTACTCGAAAACTTGGCTACGCCGGGTCGACCCGATCCGGGAATAGGTGGCGTTTCAGCGGGCCTGGCGCGTAAGTCCAGCGCCCCTAGCCGGAGGTATATATACCCCCGGCGTTAGGGCGCTGCCGGGAGCTACGCCGCGGGCCGGCGCATTTGGCGGCTAAGGATCGAATGCGCGCCCATCGGGACTTCGATAGCTGTTAGGCCCGGGTCGACTTGGACCGCTTCGCGGTTGCTCCACCAGTGCGCGACGACTTGCCGTAGAGCCATCGTTACGTCGCGCGGGATCGCCGCGGCGTTCGGCCATCCGGCCTTATAGGTCACAATCACGCCGCCGGCGTCCCGTAGTTCCGGCGTCGGCCAATCCTCAGTCGGAAGCAATACGGCCCGCTCCGGTTGCCGGTGGTCGTCTAGATAGACGCGATCGGTTACGCCGGCTGTGTGCCAATCGACCGTCACGTTAGCCGACGTAACGTATTGGATTGTCGAAAGCTCCGTTACCGGGCCGCCCGGGAGTTGCAGGTACTCCACGTCCGGGAAGCAATCAAACGAAGCCGAGACGATGCGCTCGAGGAGCGAAAACCCGTACGCGTCTTGCGCCCAATCGTCGACCGCGCCGCGGACGTCTTCGAACCACGCGTCCTCCCGGCCGTCGTCGTCGTCCATCCGGCATTGGGCTTTGACTTGGGCAAGAGTTAGCGCGGTCGAAGCCGCCGGCGTAACGATCTTCGGGCCGGCGGCGCGGACGGTTGCCCCGCGAAGATGCGAGACGACCCGGGAGAGTAGATCAGCCATGCCTAGATTGTAGGGCGGTGGAAAAGGGCGGGGGCTAGTTCGTCAGCAAAACGTACTCGATAACCGCCGTAGCCTTTACGCTGTCGTCGCTGACTGAAAGGATACGGACCAAAACATCAGTCCCGGCCTCGAGCAAAAGGGGCGAAGGCCCGCAAGCCCCCGCCCCTTCGTTGTCCTGCCGGTTCCTAGCGGACTGGCGTTTGCTGCGGACGTCCTTTCAGGACGATCGCGCCCCATGCGCCGCCGGTCGAAGGCGAGCCGGTAACGGTATCGAAGACGCGGATGTAGCGCTTCGATCCCTTGTAGCCAACCGTGAAGATTTGGCTATCATTCGCCGAAGCGATCGCCGGCGCGGCTGCTTGAAGGTCTGCGGCCGCTACGTCCGTCGGCGTCGCCGCGTCGTCGCTTTCCTGGATCTTCGTGGTAAACGTGCCGTCGGTGATGGCGCCAGCGTGGATGAAAATAGCGGCCCCTTCGAAGCCGCGGAGGTCGACCCAACCGGTTGACCCGCTGCCCTGCGCGGCGGTTGTCCGTACCGCGATCGGTACGGACTCGCCGGCCAGGACTTCTTGATACATGTCGAACGTCATATTATGCTCTCCCAGCGCCGTAAGCATGGCGCGAATTGCCGCGAACGCTCCGATTAGGAAGCGAATTGCAACGCCTTCAGGGCGTCGAAGTCTTGCAGGGCGCCGCCGACCAATTGCGAGATGTCAAACAGCGTGAAACCCTTCTCGGTCCACATGTCCGGGATAACGATGGTGCCGTCCCGGTCGACGATGGCGTAGCCCGCCGGGTCGCCGTACCAAAGGGCGTATGCGCCGGTCCCGACAGCCGGCACGGCTTCATCCTCGAGGAAGTCGAAGCCGAACAACGTAAGCCGGAAGCCGCGCGCTTCGTCGAAGCGCGGGATAACGGTATAGTCGCCGGACGTCGAGCCCTTGAGCTTGAGAGTCTTCGCCAAAGTTGCACGACGGCCCATAAAGGCTGCCGCGCCGCGATACTCCGGCTTGAGTAGCGCCATGAGGTCAATCAAAGAATCGGCGGGGTCGGTGGCTGCGAAGTCGCCGTTAACGCCGGTCTTGATGTATTCGAGCGATCCCCAGGTAGCGTTCCCATCCCAGGCAGACGAAATCGTTTTGGGGTACGTGTCGATCCCGCGGGGTTGCGTTACGCCGTTGCCGCTCCAGAATGCGTCGCCTTGCGCGATGGCAAGCCGCTTGGTTGCGCTTTCCTTGATCCAGGCTTCGAAATCGAAGCTTGCCGCGCTGTCGCGAAGAATCCAATTCGTCGCCTTGGGGAGCGCCCAAACTTCGCGGCACGGAATCTCGAGCTTCTCGAGCTGTGCGGCGGTCGTTTCGGTCTTCGCGCCGGTTTCGCCGCGCCAACCGTAGCCGCTGCGGGTCGTCTCATACATGCCTACCCAGGACATACCGGAGGAAATACGGTACTTGCTGGCGCGCGAGCGCATCGGCGACAGGTCGAACATACGCCGGCGTAGCGCGCGGTCGATGGTGGGGAAGACGGCGAAGCCGCCGTTATTGCCTTTGCCGATCTCGAGCGCGCCGCGCAATTTCGGATCGTGGATTGAGTCGGCGCCGAAGCGAACCGCGCGATCAAACGCGGCGCTGTATGCCTTGAGGTCGTCCGCGGTCGGCTTTGCGTCCGGCCCGCCCTCGAGGTTGCAAAAGTACTCGGCATGCGCCGGGTCTGCGAAGTCGACCGCGGCGGGATCGCCGGCAATGGCGGCGTCCAACTGGTCGGCGCGGTACTTCTCGAGCGAAGCGTTAACTTCGTCGAGCTTCCCGAAGATATCGGCTTGGACCTTTCCCAGCTTCTCTTCGACGTCGGACGCGGTCGCGAGTCCGGAAAGCTTGGCGTCGAGCGTCTTTTCGTGCTCGGTAAACGCCCGCTTTACGTCTTCGACCGCCGCGTTAACGTCGGCGTGTGCTACTGCTGACAATTCTTACCCTCCTATTTGATCGTTTGAGCGAGCGCCCGTAGCGCTTTCGCCGCGCTTGCGGCTTCCGCTTCCGCGGACGTATCAACGCCGCCGGTTGGCGCCGTCAAGCTGTCGAATTCTGCAATTTCGTCAATCATCCCCGCGGCCTTGGCGTCTTCGGCCTCGAGCATGCGGCCTTGCCCGAAGTTGGCGCGGACGGTTGCCACTGGGATACCGCGGCCTAGCGCGATCTCTTCGTGCAAAACATCAGACCATCTACCAACTAGCCCTTTGATCTCCGCTAGCGCGGCTTCGTCAAGCTCGAGCCGGCCAAGGGCTTTCCCTTGCGGGTCGGCTATGATCGTCCGCTTGATCCCGCGCGCTTCGTCTTGGGCGCTTGTGTCGGTACACTCCACCAAGACGCCGATAGAGCCGACTTGGCCCGACGGCGTCGCAACGATCCGGGTAGCTTGCGCGGCGAGCCAATAGGCGGCGCTTGCTGCTGTCGGATGCGCGATAGCCGTAACCGTCTTGGCGGCGCGCAAGGTGCGGACCGCGGCGGCTAGTTCTAGCATGCCGCGGACGTCGCCGCCCGGGCTATCAATCTCGAGAATGACGTCTTTGATACCGGGCTCTACCGCAAGGCGTTTCATCAGGCCGGCAAGTTGGAAGCTACCAACCGCGCCGTAGACGATGCTCTCGAAACGGGAAACTTGAGCGTAGAGCGGGCCGCGGATGGAAACGACGGCGGTAGCCGCTGTTTGCTGCGTAAGTTCGTTGATATCGACCGCGCCCCGCATCTTAGCGAAGGCTTCGGCGTCTTTGATTTGCAGGTGCGGCTTGAGCGCCCGCAAGCCCTCGAGCGCTTGCGCTTCCATCGCCCATATCTTCGGTCTGTACATTATCGGCCCCTTTGCTCCCCTCGATAGTAGCTTGGGCGCCCAAAGGGGATAGATTGTTCGTCGCTATGTGCAGCTTGTCCGCGTCCGGTTCGTCCGAAGGCGCGCGCCGGCGCTTGCTGCGTAGCTCATTCGGCGACGCTTGCGAGGTTTCAAGCTCGATACGGTCGGACTCGAGTTCCTGTCGGCGGTCGCCGCGGGTGAGTTCGTCCAGGTCGAATCGTGGAAATAGGTCGGGATCGTCGCCGAATAGGCCCCGCTTCAAAGCGGCTTCGAAGCGCGCGGCCCAAGGGCGCAACGTGTACTTTACGAAAGCTGTTTCGCCTACTTGGGCGTTAGCCCGCACAACGGCGACTTCGTCGGAAATCATGAAAGCCGGTACGCCGCAATAGCGCGCGACGTCCGCGGCTTGGAAGCGCCGGGCTTCGTGCAGTTGGGAGTCTCGAGCGGTTACGACGTTCGCTAGAATCTTGAGCGGTACGGGCGGGATGAAAAGCTGCCCAGCATGCCGCCAACCGGCCCCGCTGTCTTCCTTGCTGCCGTCGGCGATGGCGTCCTTTAGCTCCGTCCATTGCTTCGGCGATAGCGGTTGATCCGGCGCGGCGATGCCGCCAACCATCATCCCGTTAGCTAGAAATCGAGCCCACGCCGACGACGCGGCAACCGACAAGGAAAGCGACTGTTGCGCCCACTCGCGTAGCCCGCCGCTGCGGACGCCGCCTAGCGACGTCCAGCGGAAGCGGATAAACTCGCCGTCCCGTACTACTTTGCCGGTCTCGCCGGCTACTAGTTGGATCGGCGATAGCTGTTGATTTTTCGGGCGTTCGGCCCGTACGCTATCGGGGTCCTCGAGGATGCGGAGTTCCGGAACGGTCGATCCTTTGCGCGCCCGGCGCCCGTTGTAGACGACCGATTGGCCGAAGACTAGCATCTGGGTAATGACGGTTTCGACGAATTCGAACGCGTCGACGTCGGACGATGGCGCGACGCGCAAGGCGTCGTAGCGGGGATCGTCGGTAGCTTCCTCATACCACGTAAGTATCCTGCCAGCGCGCTTCTCATAGCGCCGGCGGTACAGAATCAAAGGGGTAGACGCTAGCGAGCCGGCAATTAGCTCAATAGCTCGCTTTGCGGCCGATATGGATAGGACGTGATCGGGGGAAACGTGGACGCCGGCGCTTACAAGCGCCGATCCGGCTAGCATCGTCCGGACTTCGGAAGGAAGCGCGCCCGACAGGGAAAACGCCGCCATAAGCCGCGCGGTGCGCCATTGGCCTTTGAGCTTGTCAAACATCAGGCCCAAAAGCCCCCTTCCTCGGTCGGCGAATCATCGTGCAGTCGGCACCAGTTCGCCATAATCCCGCCTAGCATGACGTCGATACGGCGGCTCGAGGTTTGGCGGTCAAGCTTTGCCGGTCTAAGTCCGCCGTCTAAACTCTCGCACACCATTAGGCTTTCTGCGTTCCACCTTAGCAGGGCGTCGCCAGTGTGCCGGATATTCGACCGCAAGTAGAGGTCTTCAATCGAGCGTAGCGGCTCGGTGAACGTCGATTCGGTTTGCCGCAAGCTGACAATCGGTAGCCGTTCGTCCGAAAAGTCGCGAGCTAGCCGGCTACAGAATTTCGGGTCAAAGCCGATGCGCCGGAGGTTGAAACGTTCGTACGCTTCCATTACCGCCGCTCTAACGTACCGGTCGTCTATCGTGTCGCCGGGCGTCGTCGACAGGATTCCAGCTTGCGCCCAATCGCGCAGGGGCTTCTTTGTAACCGCCTCGAGGTCCATAAGCCGGCCCTCTGGTAGCCACGCCTTCGAAAGCCAATGGACGCGGTACAGATACTCGCCGTGGTCGTCGAATTCGTCCAACCGCTCGGGCCATAGCAGCGTCAGCGCGCATAGGTCCGAGTTCGCCGCCATGTCGAGCCCGGCGAAGCATGGTAGCTCCGCGTCCGGCGGATTCTCCCACGAAAGCGCCGGGTCGGCGCAAGCGTCCCATTTTGCTAGATTGATCGCCGCCGTATCGGCTTCCATTGGAAGGCAAAAGTGAAGCCGTACGACCTTGGGGCGCATGCTCGGCTTATGGAGCGCTTCGCTAGCCTTCGAAAGTAGAAAGCGCTCGGTAGCTAGCCCGCTTTGGAGCCCTTGGTGGAAGCCGGCCCAAACTTTGGGGCCCGCCTTTAGCAGTTCGTCGGGGTCCATGCCCGCCGGCGGCTCGGCAATGTCGACGAACCAAGTTGGGTCGAACGACGGGTCAGCTTGGACCTTGCGGGCGTACTCGAGCTCCTGCCAAAACGCCGGCGAGCCGCCCGCTTCGCCCCAGTTGCTAATAAATACGGTGAAGTGAGAATCAATAGGGTCTAGGGTGTCCCATATCATCATCCCTTCGCGGATGTTTTCATAGGCCGCGCGGTTCCGGAAGGCGTGCAATTCGTCGATCAGCAAGACGCGCGGCGCTTTGCCGTGGAGTTCTTC